TATACTCGTCCTACCATGTGGCAAGATTATAATCGTGATGGTATGTCTGACTTCATGTGCACTAACGCAGTGCAGTACATGATTCGTGATGGACAACTTGTTGCTGTAGTTCAGATGCGTTCCAATGATGTTGTCTTTGGCTATCGTAATGACTATGCATGGCAGAAGTATGTTGCTGATTGTTTAACTGAAGACTTAAGGCTGACAAAAGAACCAAAGATTGTCTGGCATGTTGGTTCACTCCACGTTTATGAACGTCATTTTAACTTGGTGAAATAATGAAAAAGATTTTGATTACCGGCTTTAATGCTGAACAAAATGAACGAGATTACTTTCAGCGTAAGCAACTGAAAATTCTCAACTCTCACTTCTCATTAATTCGTTGTCTCGAAGATATGGGTTGGCAAGTTGAGCAGCGTCCTGTAGAACAGGGCGAAGATCTTTCAAGCTACGATGAAGTGATTGTCTATCTCCACTCGGTTCAATCTTTCTGCCAACGTCTTTATTCTGGTCTCTGGGCTGTAGCAGCTCGACCAGATTGTATTCTGGCTTTTGATGATTGGCAGGTAGATCAGGTCTTTACCAGCTTTACTGGTTATCAAAAAAATCTTGAAGAAGGCGAAGGTGAAGCTGCATTTCGTCCGTACCTTCTTGATCTGTATGCTGGTAACGAACCAGTAGAAGTTCTGAAGAATAATCGTAACCACTACATCGAGTCCTGTAAGATTATCAACGCTAAAAAGAATCGTCTTCTGATTTGTTCTTTTGCCGGTGGTGATCCTACACTCTTTGGTTTGAACTGGCAAGGTCCAGTCTTTACTTACAATCCGAATCCCTACAACCTGAATCGCTCACCATTCAATAACTATGGTGAAGAGGTTTCGGGTCTTGCTGCGTTTCTTGATGATGATATTGTAGATCCGAACGATAAGCAAAAGCAGTGGGTGTTCTCATCTCTCATTCAAACTAAGACTCAGAAGTGGTTGAAGCTTCAGGCTCCTAGTTGGCCAATCCTGAGCTTCGGTGCTAAGCGTGGTGAGTTCAAGGGCGAACGAGTAATCGAACCAGAAATGTGTCGTATATATAATAGGAACTGGGGATGCTTAATGCCAGAATACTACCATGCCGGTTCTGGCTGGTGGAGATCTCGAGTTCAACAGGTTGTTGATTGTAAATCCATCCTGCTCTGCTCCGATAAAGAAGGAGCTATCTACGGCGATGCCTTCGTAGGAAATTCTATTCAATCGATTGAAAATATGAGTGTTGAAGAACTTGCTCAGCTTGGTAATCGTATGTACGAATGTTTGTATGATACTCATCCGCTGAATAAAAATACTCAACAGTATGAATTGCAAAGGATTCTAGATGCAAAGTGAATTTACTCATGCGAGTATCGTACCACTCATCGGTGGTGAGACTCTGGGTGCTCATGCTGCTCATGGTAGAGCGCCAGATTATTTTCTGTCTTACTCTCCGTTTGAAGCAAATGACAAGCATATCTTAAACTACTATAAGAACAAATATGAATCAGACATTCCATATATCCTCCTTGACCAAGGCGGTGTTCACCCGCATCCTGTCGATGTTGTACACAGTGTGTGTCCTTGTGCTGGTCTCTCTATGCTTAGTCATGGCTACGGCGATCACAACCCCAATAATCGTTGGATGGCTGAAAGTACTGAATACGTTCTTACAAACATGAAGCCACGAGTACTCTGGGGTGAAAATGCTCCAGGGTTTGCTGGCAAAGTTGGTGATACAGTTCGCAATAATCTAAAGCGTATTGGCCAAGAGAATGGATACACCATGACTGTGTATCGTACTCGTTCTTTGCTGCATGGCATTCCTCAGGTCCGTGAGCGTTCATTCTACTTCTTCTGGAGAGACGATAAGGTTCCAATGTTGAACTTCTACAATCGTCCGTATACTCCTATTGAGCAACTGCTGACCAACATCAACTCGAACTTCCAGACTGATCCGATTAATAAGAAGACTCCGTCAATTGATGATCCGTACTATCGCTACATTCTAGAAGAGTTGGAAGGTGGAATCACTCATGCTCAGTTTGCTCAGCAAATTCCAGCTGAGTCTGCTCGTAATGCTGACGTTCTAGCTTACATTGAAACCAAGACTAACTACCTCGAGGTAGCAAAGTGGATGGAAGCCAATGGTTACGAAAGAGAAGTTGAAAAGTGTAAGTATCGTCACAATAAGCTTGCTGCTGGTGGCTCTATTATGCGACGTAACACAATTGTCCCACGTGACTATATCGGTGCCTTTGTCGGTCATTATCCCGTTATGCTTGCTCACCCTACACAGGATCGCTATATCAATTATCGCGAAGCAATGACAATCATGGGTCTGCCACAAGATTTTGAACTGGTCGACGCAAGCCCACGTAACGCCAATATGATTTGCCAGAATGTTCCAGTTCAAACTGCAACTGATATGGCAACCGAAGTTGTAGCATACCTAAAGGGTGAAAGGAAGATGCTAAACACAGATTATATCGTTCAATATAATCATTCACAAACCAGTACATATGAAGAGAAAGCATCATTGGAGGCGTTTTTATAATGAGTGCAAGAAGGATTGAAGAAGAAATGAGTGATGCAGGAAAACTTACAATAGGACATGGATCTACTTTGAACGCAACAGGCATAACTGGCGTCGAAGGGGTTCGAGGTACAATAGGAACTGCAACTTTTGCTCCAGTACTTCCAGTAAAGCATTTAATCGATTATAAATACAATGAAGGCGAATTGATTAAACAGATTCAGTCTTACGTCGATGCGACATACGCTCAGCATTATTCCCGAAATAAATTCCAAGCGACAGAATTCATCATTGACGCCGGTCATGGTACTGGCTTCAACATCGGGAATATGATGAAGTACACGCAACGATATGGTCGCAAAGGCGATCCAAAAGAATGGCGCAAAGACCTTCTCAAGGTTATCCACTATGCAATTATGCAACTCCACGTACACGACACTGAAAATAAGGATTAATTATGGGTATTGAAATCAATGTTCCAATTGAAAAACTTCGCGAGCGCAAGCTCTTTGTAGCAGCTCCGATGTATGGCGGTCAATGTGCCGGTATGTTCACTCGGTCGATTGCTGACCTCTCGGCTCTTTGTACTCATTATGGTATTCAGGTTCGATTCTACTTCCTCTTCAACGAATCACTGATTACTCGTGCACGTAACTACTGTGCTGATGAGTTCATGCGTTCGGGTGATACTCACTTGATGTTCATTGACTCTGACATTGGATTCAATGCCAACGACGTAATCGCTCTGCTCGCTCTACAGTCACAAAATCCAGAAGACGATGATTACGATATCATTGCAGGTCCTTATCCAAAGAAGTGCATCAGCTGGGAAAAGATTAAGCTAGCCGTTGATAAGGGCTTTGCTGATGAAGATCCTAATACTCTTGAAAAGTATGTAGGTGACTACGTCTTCAATCCTGCTGGTGACAAAGGTGAAATTCCTCTTGGCGAACCAGTTGAAGTTCTTGAAGCTGGTACCGGATTCATGATGATCCGCCGTAACACCTTTGACAAGTTCCAGGAAGCTTATCCTCAGCAGATGTACAAGCCTGACCATGTACGCACTGAACACTTCGATGGTTCACGTGAGATCATGGCGTTCTTCGATACTCCTATCTGCCCAGACTCAAAGCGCTATCTGTCAGAAGACTATATGTTCTGTCAGTGGACACGTAAGGCTGGCATGAAGGTATGGTTCTGCCCATGGATGCAACTACAACACGTCGGCATGTATGTCTTCGGCGGTAGTCTTGTTGACTTAGCTCAAATCGGAGCTGCAGCAACGGCCGATGTTGGCCAACTTAAGAAAAAATAAGTGATTGACATTTATAAGCAACTAGTTTATACTGGCTTATAGTAAAACATTATGGAGATTATTATGAAGTTTGATTCGAATACACTACAAGTACTTAAGAATTTCTCGGCCATCAACAAGAACATCATGTTCAAGCCCGGTAATGTTATCCGCACTATTTCGGATACCAAGTCGGTAATGGCCAAGTCCACCATTGGTCAAGAAATTCCTAAGGGCTTTGGCATCTATGATCTGTCACGATTCCTCGGTACTCTGTCTCTGTTCAATGATGCAGAACTGGATATTCAGGACTCGGTGGTAGAACTGCGTGAAGGTAAGAACAAGTTTAAGTACGCTCTGTCTGATGCATCTTTGATTATGGTTGCACCTGACAAAGATATCGTTCTTCCAGATCCTGAGATTGAATTTACTCTGACTCAGGAAGCACTGAACCAGGTGATGAAGGCACTGAGCGTTTCTCAGCTTCCTCATATCGCGGTAACTGGTGATGGTAATACCATTCATCTTCAAGCAATTGATGCTGAAGGCAAGACTCATGATGCTTATAGTGTTGAGGTTGGTACTACATCAGCCAACTTCCGCATGGTCTTCCGTGCAGACAATATCAAGCTAATTCCAGGTAACTACAACGTTCAGATCTCTGCAAAGGGACTTAGCCACTTCAAGGGCGTGAACGTTGAATACTGGATTGCAGTTGAGTCTAGCTCTAC